CAGGTTACTTGCTGGTTTGGGTCTTGCAATAACAGCAGAGTTTCTAGGTTTAGACAAATACATAAAAGCATTATTTGTTACGGATACTTGGAAATCATTAAGATCAATACCAAAAAGAATAGTCAACACGATTGGTTCAGTATTTAAATCTTTAGACAATTTGGTAAATAATCAATTCACAAAAGTAGGAAAAAGTATAGCTAAAACTTTTAGAAGCATTACTGCTGGTATTATGATGTTTACTTCTACTTTAGATTTTTCAAGAATTGCAGCTTTCTTTGAACCAATCACTAATGTATTCAAAAATATTGGATCAGTACTATCAAAAGTTACAGCACCTATCACAGCAACAGGAAAAGCCGTGGCTCAAGGTGGATCCATACTAAGAAGTGTATTTGGTGCTGTTGGTAAATTCTTTGGAACAATTGGAAAAATTTTCAGTGGTATTACGTCAATATTTAAACCGGTATTATCAGCAGCTAAAATATTTTCAAGAGCTACATTTTTACTTCCATTAATTACGTTATTTGATTTTGTCAGAGGTGCAATTACAGGTTTTACTGAAGCTGAAGGCGGAATTATATCAAAATTATTTGGTGCTCTTGAAGGCGGAATAAAAGGAATTGTAACGGGCATACTTGAAGGTGTAGACGTATTAAAAGATATTGTTACATTTGTTCCAAGAAAAGTTCTCGAGTACCTAGGCTTTGGAGAAATAGCACAGAAAATTAAAGACTTTTCTTTAGCGGATTCATTCAACGGTGTATATGACGGAGCTAAAAACTTTATAAAGAACTTTGGTGAAAACTTTGGAAATTTAATTTCTGGAGCAGGTTCATTTATTAAAGCTACCTTTAAATCTGCAATAACAGATAGAATTAAAAATACATTTGAAAGTTTAGCAACAGTATTTTTAAACTTTAAAGATAAGCTGATAACATCATTATCCAAAGTAGGATTTAGTCTACCGACTCTCAAAATACCAATCCCCAGTTGGTTAGGTGGTGGAGAGTTTACTGTATTAGAAGGTACGAGAGTTAGTCTAGTAAGTCAAGAAAAAGCTGGAGCTGCAGCTCAAAGAATTGAAAACAGAAATGCTGAATTAATTCAAAGAAGAAATGAAAGAGAAAGAGAAACTAATGCAATGCTCGAAAGAGCACAAAATCAACTAGCAAGTACGGTTGAGGCAAGAGAAGCTAATAGAGCAATTGCTATGGTAAATAACACAGACGCCCGATCCGTACAGAATAATACTACCGTACTTAATCAGGCGTCTATGCCGATATCAGTTGATGGTTTTGATAGAATGGCTCCTATCTAGTCTTCATTTACAAGATTTGCAAAGTGAGTCATGATATCGTCATCTTCTTCCGAAGCTGAAGCCATTTCTGCAGTTTCCATCCGAACAGGTTCTGCTTCTCTCATTTTAGGAGCCGGTTGCGGTTCTCCTAGAGATTCCTCTTGTTTCATTGTAGGTGCTCCAACAGAAGCCTGTTCTCCGAGAACAGCCATCAGTTTAGCTTGTAGTTCATCATATGTTTTATAATTTTTAGGATCTGTAAATTCACGCAGATCATGAAGTTTATTATAAATTTCTTCCAGATATGTATCATCAGAAGATAATTCACTCTGGCCAGAAAATTCAGATTTATCGTAGTTACGATAACCTTCTACATCACGAATTTTAAGCTTAAAGTCGGCACCTTGCCAAAAATCAAATGGATTAATTGGTTCTTCATCTTGAAAATCTGGTTGCATTGCATCCATTAGTTTATCAAAGATTTTCTTCCCATATTGAAAAATGAATACTTTACCTTCATTGCTTGGATTACCCGGATCTGAAAGAACTAAAATATTCGAAACATAATGCAACCGCCGCTTTTGTTTACGAGCAATTTCTTTATCCGATTCAATACCAGAGTTCCAGAGTTTACTATTTAATTCCCCCACTGGATCATTTTGACCAATCGAAGTAAGTGAACGTTCAATATACCAACGACCCGTTGGTCCCTTAAACCCATGATCCCAATAGCGGTTCCATGGTAAATCTGATCCTTCTGATGCTGGGAGAAAGCGGATAACTGCATAACCATTATTAGATTTATCTACAGTTGGTTTCCAGATACGATCATCTACATAATTATTAGATTGAGTTGTATTAGTAGCTTCTGCTGCTTTTACAAGTTGATCGATTGCGTTACGATTACGTTTTAGATTTGCGAATGACATATATTTTTTTTCCTTATACTGAAATATGTTTTTGTATTACTGTAATATTATACTACATCTTTATGACATAGTAAATAGTATTTATTCAAAAAGAAGTTCATTTTGCTTCGGTAGAAAATTTAATTTCATTGCTTCAGCTTCGATTTTCTCTTTGATAAGAGGTGAGATATACTTTTTAACATCTTGTGGATCTATATTAGTAATCTCACATGCTTCAACTACGGCATCAATATACCCTAGTTTCTTTGATAGAACCTGTTCTTCAATAAGTTTTGTAAACTTTGAACGGTTCATAAAATTATTTTTATCTTCTATCATCTATCAAGAGCCCTTAATATGATTGTGTCTTTATTAACCCTTCCGTTTGCATTTCCGGGTTTTGTAGTAAGTTTGCCCCACTCTTTATTAATTTGATTAGGGGTCTTTTTAAGAACCAGAGGTAAAAATTCATCTGGTTTTCTTAATCTAATATTTCGTGATATATCTTCATCAATTCCTTTAATTGTAGTACCACTCACTTCAAAGCCTTGTGATAATCTACAGACTAACTCTGTAATAACTCTTGACTTTACATTAAACAAATATATTCTACTTGCTCCTACAATTGAAGTAGGATTAATAGAAACCAGCTTATGTTCTTTTGACTCTTTAAGATAAGTTAATCTTGTAACTTGTTTATCTGCAGTTTTAACTTTAGGTGTTCGAGTTTTTCTTTGTGCTTTCTTTGAAGCCATATATCTTTCTGCATCAACAATAATATCTTCCAAGAATTTCATATATGATTTTTTTTCTCTTGCAGACATATGATTATATGCTTCAACAAGATCACTAGGTTTATCATTAATTAATTCTTGCATTTCTTTTAGTTGAGGAAGATAATAATCATAAACCGCTTTTGCAGTATTATTTGGAGCATCTATCTTTTTTAATTCATCATAAACAGATAAGTCTGAAACCTCTGGAAAAGCATCTACTTTTTCTTCTATTTCTCCAATAAAATCAGAAGTACGTTCCTTTACAATATCGGCAATAGTTTTTTTAGGTGTTTCTTCTTCTACTTCTTCTTTTTGCTCTGCTTTTATTTTACCTTTTTCTACAATCTCTGGAATTCTTTTTCTAATAACTTCTTCTCCATTCCAATATTCTGGAAATGGATTACCTAGATTTTTCCATGCAATTGTTGCAGATAGATAAGGAACTGAAGTAAATGCCCATTCTGGTGCTTTTAGTGCAAGTTGAATATCTACTTTTTTTAGATTTTTTCTAATATAGGCTTTTATAACTTGGGATAATTCTTTTTTATCAACTTCCAAACGAAGATAATCATTAAAGTGTCTAAAGTCGTTTGTAGGAGCTGCAGCAATACCCGTACGTGCTCTACGAGAATATACTTTTTTAGTTTTTGCTCTTTTAGCCATGGTATAGAATCTCCTCTATGATAATATTATTATATCATAGTTATAAGGCTCTGTAAACCTTTAAATTTAAAATTCTTCGTTAAGTTTTATGAGTTCTATTTCTCCGTCACGATCTCGTCTGTGTTTTAGATACCCCTCGTGACACAAATATAACATTGTTTGTTCTATCAATTCGTCATCTCTTTGTTTACGATTATCACGACCGATAGAATAGGAACAATAAAATATTGCAAAAATACCAAGTGCTAAAATAATAAGTGGATCTATACCAAACATATTACTTCCTTTTCTGTTTTAAAGAACTTTCCGTGACGTAAACACCTTCACTGTATTTCATTGAAGCAAGTATCTCATTAAACATAAAAGGAGATAATGCTATTACATCGTATCTGCCAGATTTATCATTAAATTGTCTTATATAAACATTATTATCAGTCATAATAAGTTGAACATCTTCTTCGCGTTCATCATTATCTACGATAGTAATTAATGTATGATCAAATTCATTTTCTATGCTAAACATTATCTTCGCATACTTGCTGCATCAATGGCCGCTTGTTTATTATCTTTACGAACGGGCATAAGATTAGATTTATGTGTTACTACAATACCTGCTATTTCATCGCCAGTATATTTCATAGTTTCTTTTCTTGGTGCTATGCCATCAATCCTATCACTAGTAGGACAATTATTTGAGCTAGGGCTAGAAAGATCAGGAAAATCCACTGTCGTAACATTACCACGCTTTGCCTTTTTCTTTGCCAGCTGATCGGGGTGCACACCCATCTTTTTTAGAAATTCATCATGTTCTTGAATTGTGCTTTTCCAACCAGGCTTCTTTTTCATTTTACGCTTCTTAGTATTTAAAGAAGTCATTCCTCGTACTAAATGCATAGTCATACTAATTTACTCTCATACTGTTTCATCAACAATTCTGATATAAGTTTGGTCTTTTTCATTCTTTTTCATAAAATGATAAAATAGACCATTATCTTTTGCAACTTTTTCTATTTCTTTAGGTCCTTTCCAACTATCAGACTTTGATTCTGTTTCAAAAGAAATCTGTTCGTTTTCACTATTATATCTTCTAATACATATATCAAAATCCATTTTATAATAATCTTTACGTTCTGTAAAGTTTCCAGTTAATTTATCTATATAATAACCTATAAAAAATACCTTATCTTTATGTGTAGTTCTGTTTGTTACATATATTCTGTAAAAAGAATTATTATCGTAAAGACTGTCAATATCAACACCAAAACGATTATTGTTTTCTGAATATAGGCTATCATTTAATGGATGCAAATTAGTAATAATATTTCTAAATGTAGAAATGTTTGATGTACCGACAGTAGTTGAAATTACATTGCCTCTTAGAGCAAACAACAATTCATTAATGTTTGCTCTATGTTCATAAGGCAAAATTTGTAATCTATTTGAAAATCTTTCAAACTGATCAACTAACTTTCCAGCCATCTATTAACTCCTTTTATAGTATTTATCTACAAGCAAAGCTAATTACACTATCTACACGAAAAGAGCGCCAACCTTTTGCATTTACATCCCACACAGGAAGAACTTCTTCATTAATTGATCTTACTTTTTTCTGAGAAAGTGGATCATCTTTTTTAGCAGAAGGAATTACCGTTGGCTGTAAAGTACACGTCATATCGCGTTCTTCACCATTTGTTTTTTTAAAGATTACACGACACTCTCCTTGCTGGAGTTTTGTCATCATATATTCACGTGTTATTTCTTCAGTCATATTTTTTTCCTTTTCAATTATTCGTCTAATAAATCCAAATAACAATAACCAAATTT